TGGATGCGTTCAATTCGAGACCGGCGCACCCGCCCGCCCGCCGTCGGCGCGTCTTCGACCTTCGACACGGCGGCGACAAAGCGCCGCCGTGCTCGTGGGCGCGTTTATCCCGGCTCCGATGTATCCCGGAGGCTGACGTGAGGATCAGGGACGGCACCATTTTACGGCTTCGCCATCGTGCCCAGTCTTGCGGCCCAGCGGATGCTCTTTGTATGTTGCATCCAGCTTGAGGAGGAATTGCAATAGGTTGAGGGAAACTCAGAACTGAGAAACCAAAAAACAGCCCGCTTGCACAGACTATGCAAGGGCCTGGAAACTGTCGATGACGTAACGCTGCAGCTTGCGAATGCGGCAGGACGTACACCCAGCGCCAACTGGCGCCGATTGGGTACGGTAGATGGCATCCTCCTGGCGAATCAATAAGAGCTTGATGGACGTCCAGGGGGGACGGTCAGGGGCTATGCGAATGGCCGCAGCGACGCGAGCGAAGTCGGGGATTGGACGAGCCCATTTACGCTGCAGCGCCGTGTAGGTGGGCAACGGGAGGTGGAGCTGGTCGCCAATCACCTGTCCGGACAGAACAACCTCGGCAAAGTAAGCCGCCGGACGGGTGTCCGCTGCACGACAAAGTCGCGACAGTGAGATTATGGCGGTTCCTGAGCGCATGTGATGCTTAGATCCCAGGCCGTGCTGTGGTAATCAGGATGCATGTCTACCTCTACTCGAACCCACGTCGTCCCCGCTGGAACAGCAACCACGGCGGATACCTCAGAAGGTTGATGGATAGCCGTGCCAATGTATCCGCTGTCGTAAAGGATTCCCCCAGAGCCAAACAGCCGGCATCTGTCCGGAACACTGAAGGCTGAGAACGTGACCAGAAGGTCCCCGCCGGCAAGCTCAAAAGACGGACTGGCATACGTCTGAGAAAAGCCAGCATCGCCACCAGAGGCAGAGACAGCCAGGTCGCAAATGTCCTCTCCGGCGCACGGGTCGGATCCACAATCTGAACAGCCCTGCACGCCGGGCGTTGGAAGGTAGACGATCATCAGTAGGGCAGCGACATCAGGAAGGTGACTTTTTTGGGGTACCCATCCACGCAGACAACCATCTCGCGTGGTTGGATATCAGCCCCAGCGTGCGGACACAGCAACGGATCCAGGCTGATCTTGTTCCCACCGTCGGCCAACGTCAGATTGTGGAGGATCTCCCGGGCCTGGGATGGCTCGTTCTTTGCAATCTGGCCAATGCCCCCATTGCCAGTATCAGCGTCGCTCGACACCTCCCCCGTTTCAGGCTCCCTATAATGGTAGGAGAACCCTCGCTTTCTGAAACTGCTCAACAGGCTGATCAGGTCGGCGATATCGATCTGTTTGGCGGGGCCAAACGTAATCTCGGTTTCGCCGGCGTCCACCAATTCGGAGACTTGTTGCACCAGGGCATCCATGCTGGCCCATGCCGGCAGACCCCCGGAAATGCGCAGAACACTACCCATGCGCCCCGAAACCTCCAAACCCTTCAAAGTAATCTGGCCATCATACTGAAGCGGCGCCCAGGCGGCATATAGGGCGGCCGCCACGCCGACTGGCACGGGTTCGGCCGCCTCGTAAGATGACGTCCGCATGTAGGTTTTGACGTCACCCGTGCCCTTGTAATCCACCGTAGTGGCCCGAAAACTGACCGTGCGCTTGCTTTTCTTCTTGTTCCCCTGTTCGTCGTAGACCTCGCTCGTCACGTCGACGAAAAACTCCTCATCGCGGGCCTTCACAGGCATCCACGACTGCACGGACCCCTTGGTCAGTATCTTGGGGTAATCGGAGGGCGAAGCGCCGGTGCGGCTAGGATTTGAGAACACCAGCGCCGGGCGGCCCTCCTTGTCGAGTGCCGGGATGTGCTTTATCCACCAGTCAACGTTGCGCAGATCGGATGGAATGTCCTCCATTTCGATCTCCTGGGCGAATATCGTCTGGCGCGATCCGGCCAGTTCAATGGTGCTATGGATGGTCGCCAGTGCCTCGGGATTGCCGGCAGCGTCCTCCACCACCGTATTGTAGACGGTTTCCCTGGCGCGGGATGGTCCATCGCCATCCGGATCGGCAACAGACCTGGTGTGGGTCTGTTCGTAACGCAGCACCACCCCGGGGATTTGTAGATCGGGCCGAGGCGTGATTTGAACGAATTCGGGGCCCGGAATGGTGACCAAAAAGGGCGTCAGGTTTGCTTTGTGGCGGCAATGGAACGTAGCCGGAATTGTGCTGTAATCGAAAAAGCAGACACAGTCCGGAGACCAGCGCAGCATCTTTATGATCACCTCCGAACAGGTGATATCGACTTGTTCGTCGTAGGGCAGATTGATGGCTGGATCGACCAAGCCCAATTGCATCGGTGCGCCTCGGGAGATCGCCCAGGAAACGGCAGCGGCGAGCTGAGCCCCGTTGGTGATGTGCGTCGTACCGGTACCCTTGCCCAAAATCACCCTGCTCTTGGTGATGCTCACCAGTGAGTCCAAAACCGTATTCCACACCTGCCAGGTCTGCTGATACACGCACTTCTCCAGATGCCACCAGGGGCCGCTCACCTGGTAGGCGATGCCCTCCGTGTCCGGACCCCCCTCTATAGGAGTAGACGTGATCACCCCTGAAAACCACGGGGCGCCATCCTTGGTGATCGCCACAGCCTGGCCGTAGGAAAAAAGGGGGGTGGAATCAATCCGTGCCCCGGTAGCCGTGAAGCTCACGGTATCCACCGACTGGGAAACCAGTGTCCGCCGCAGACCCCCCAGACGCAGGGCGCTGAAGGTCTGCCCGTTGATCTTCCACACGCTCATGACCGGCTGGCCTTTGACTGCCGCTCCAGCGCCTGGATTCGCTGGGCAAAGGTCGCCATGTTACGCTTCGACTCGCCGAATAGTGCCAGCAACGACTCCATAGTGCCGCCGTTGTTCTTCATGTAATCGGCAATCACGTCCAGGAGTTTCGGGCCTGTCTTGCTCAGAGCCGTGGCCATGCCTGCCGCCAGATCAGCCTCACCCTTTTCCTTGGCCTGCACTGCCGGCGAATCCTTGTTCGACACCGCTGAATTGAACTCGCCAAGCTCCTTATTCGCCATCCCTGCGGCCAGTCCGCGCACCAGTCCGGCATCACTTTGCAGTGCGATCTTCCCAATGCGCCGTCCGGACTTGTCCACCTGCCCGGTCTGATATTGGCCGGCGGGAGCCTCAATCTGGTGCGAGTTATAGACGACATTCCCCTGCTCATCCTTCACCAACTGACCTGTATTGTCGCGCCGTGGCGTCTCCACCGTGACCAGGGCTTTCTTCTGCGCGTCCCAGGCCTGTTGCTTCGGCAACGCCTCTGCATCGGCTTTACGATATGCCCCTTTTTCTGTGTACTTGCTCACCTCCGCGGTAGACCTGGCCTCGCCCAGGCCGGCGGCAACGTCTTCAGCCTGCATCTGCAAATCGAAATCTCGTTTTTTGGCTTCGGCATTGAAGTCCGTCTTACGTTGGCTAGTTTGGTCACGAAGATCACGTGCATTGGCAAGCTCTACAGGACTGTGCGGCCCACTCTTTACTCGTTCAAATTCAGCGTTGGCCTGATCTGCTTCGTCCTTAAGTTGCCGTTTCTTGTCAATCAGGGCCTGCTGTTGATCCGCAATAGTTTTCAACATCGATGCGGCATACTTCTCCTCAACGTCGGCCACCATGGAGTTGGCGCGCGCTTTGCGCTCGGCCACGGCCTTGTCGCGATCAGGACCGGGAGTGCCCTCTGCCTCCATGCGTGCGACATCACGTGCTTCGTCCGCGCGAATTCCGACAATAGCTTTGCGTTTCTTGACCTGCTCCAAACGCTGGGAGTTACTGAGTACCTGGTCTAACTCACTTAGTTCATTCTTCAATGCTTCGAATTTCACCGAGGCCATGTCCTTAAGCGCTTGCTCGGACAGACGCGCAGCTAACTCCGCTTCTGTGAGAGGATCCTTCAGCTCCGCAACCGCCTGGCCCATTGTGCTGAGGCGACCCGCTGCGGCGCCTCCCATCTCGGCGAGCTCTTTGAGCGCCACTACGACCATCGAGGCAATACCGAGTTTCCCCAGGGCGGCGCTCGCGCTGTTGGAAAGACCACCAACCTGCCGCAATGCGCCTGAAAGGTTGCCACTCAATGCCTGATCAAGGGCTTGGGAAATGTTCCTAGCATCCGCCAACTGGCTACGCATCTTTGATGTCGCCGAGGAAAGCCCGTTTACTGAGGAAGTAGCGCCCATGACGCCGCCACTGACGTTTTTCGTTGTCGCGTCCAGACCATTGATTGCCTCTTTGGCCTGCTGGATGGCCAGTTTGTCCAGCGTGGTCTTGATCAGGATTGAGAGTTCGGCAGCATCGTCACTCATGGTCTGTCCCCTTTGAGTCCTTGGAGGTACACGACCAATGCGCTGCGCACGTCGCGGTAGAGCTTTGATTCGGGGGGCAGGACGTTGGGGTCGGCCTTCTGTTTTGCCTCTGGCACCAGCCAGAACATGATTCGGCCACCGAGCTTCTTGCCGCGCTTGATCCCGCGCGAGCCATCCTTGCGCTTGGGGCCCAACGCGATCGCGTCGCTCTGCCGCTCCACCAGGGCCAGGAACCCATTTTTGCGGCTGCCCACCAATTCAAGGTTGTTGAACTCGCCGGCGCGACGGCCGTAGGCGTCCGGGTTCGCGGGTATCGTCAGCAGCTTGGAGTTGACCGGCTTGATCGTTCCGCCGAAGAACCGCTGGGCAATCCCGGTGTGATCGATTCCGATCTCGACCCCGCCCGCAATCGTCCGGTATTCGACCTTGCGCGCTGCGTTCGCATAGAAATGCGTCCGGCGGCCACCCAGTTTGTTCGCCTTGGCGTCGTCGTAGTCCACCAGGTGCTGTTTAATGGTGTTGCGCGCCGTGCGGCCGATGACTTTTCCGACATTCTCGTCCGCCAGACTGACCTCCAGATTGCGCAGCAACTGGCGCACCTGGCGGTCATCCACCGTAATTGACATGCCGTACATGTTGCCAAATCCCTAGCGATTTACGCCCGAGGCTGGGGAAGGAGCCTGATGGCACCCCTGCCAATATCGATCAGGTCGCCGAATGCGCGCATTAACTCGTCGATGAACATTGCGGGCGTGTTATCGTCGAATGCTGCCTCTAATCCGTCATTAAACCCCCGCACGTCGGGCTCAATCGTGTCACCCGCCTCAATTACCCCCAGGCGCTCGGCCTCGTCGCGGCGGACGTCGCGCACGCCCATGCCGGAGCCAAAGTCGAACGGCGGATAGGGCAGGCCGAAGGCGCTGATGTCCGTCCAGATCTGCTCATCCTTGCGGGCGATCATGCGGCCCTCGAAGATCTCGCCGCCGGCGCCCTGCCAGCGCGATTGCCAATCCCTGGGCCGTTCGCGGCTTTCCTCGCGGTAAAGCTCCTGGCAGGGATAAAGGTCCAGCACCGCCTCATTCTGCCCCTGGGCATAGCCCCCGTACTCCGCCGCCATGCGCACGTTGGTATCGAAGATCACATTCCCGCGCTGTTCGGAGCCCAGATCGCGCAGCGTGCCCTGCGCGCCTTCTGGCGGCGTATAGCCCACAGCACGCAGGGTTTTGGCGAGTTCCAGGCGGAAGGTGGCGGCATCCATGTACTCACCGGGCCGGGCGGGCCGCCGAGCGCCGGTGTCCGGATCCAGCACCGTGGACGGCGCCACGGCGCGCTTGATCATCGCATCCATGCGGCTCAGCACGTCCAGATTCGTCACGGCTGCCGAAAAGCGGGCCCGCGCGCGAATCTCGGCCGGGATGAACTGAGTCAGCTCGCGCGAACTCGCGGCCGTGGGCATCAGGCGCTTGACCAGCTCGTAGTCCAGCGCCTCCTTAAACGGCGTTGGCTTAGAAAAAAGCATTAGGGTGTCTCAGCCGCCGGCGCCGCGTTGTCCCCGTTGACGACAATCGTGTTGCCGTCCCCGGTCACGACTATCGACGTACCCCCAGGGGGCGCCGTACTTGACGCGCTGGTGCTGCCCGCGGCCGTGTCTGCGCTTGCAGCCGACGTATCGGCCCCTGAGTCCGGATCATCGGATCCGGCATGGAACAGATTGTCCAGGTCGTCATCCAATTTGCCCTGTGCAGCGCGCACGCCGGCGTAGGTCACGAGCGCGTAGGCCAGCGTTTCGCCTGGATCATGCACGATCTGCGCGCCGATGGACTTGAAAATCCCGCCGCCGGCCAGCATATCAGCACACATGCGCACGTCGCCGTTTTCGTCGACGCCGAAGCGGACTGCAGGCGGCTCCCGGGATGGCACGGCCATCTGCACCGGCGCCACCTCTGCGGCCGCCAGCGCGGTGGGGCTGTTCGTCGGCGGCTCGTCAGCCATCGCCAACCCCACCAACGCCATAGCCAACACCGCTCCAAACAAGATTTGCTTCACGTTCTTCACAGCCTTTCTACCGCTGTTGCGTCCATCGACACATCTACTGGATCACCCACAACTCGCGACACAATTGCCGATGCAGGCTCTCGGCCATCACGCCGATCCCTTTCCAGCCCCACTCGCGCCCCCAGGAGTTTTCGATGTATACCCAGGGGCCGGCTTCGACATCGTGCAACTGGCCGTGCGCCACGATCACCACGGCATGAGATCCACGCGCCGCGCCGTTGGCGCTGTGATCCAGGCAGCCGGCCAGATTGGGCTGATCGAAGGCGCCCGTGACACTGTACCCAGCCAGGACCGGTTGCACAGGCAGTGCCGTGAGATTGCCGACGCTTTGCAAGCCCCGACAACCCGGCAGCCATCCGGCGCCTTTAGCCGCCTCAAACCCCTCCTGGAACGACATTCCGCCGCCCACCCGTCCCAGCCCCTGCAGCGTTTGGCGCCACAGCCAGATACAGGCGGTATCGGGGATCTCGTGGCCATGCACAATTTCCGACCAGGATGCGAAGGAGAAGAGCACGCAGGCGGACGACTCTCCCTGGTCATCGCCTACGCGGCAGCGCGGCAACCAGGAGACATCGGCCCCAGCCCGCAGCGGCGCCTCGCCGGCGACGAGGGCTGCAGAGCCGGAAAGCAGTAAACCGCCGCCACGTCGGATGCTCCTATCAGCGGACATTGGGCACCTCCTCAGTCACCGGATCGAGCATGGTCTGGATCGGGTAGCGGTCTGCCTGGGGACCGAGCGCACGGCAGCCGCTGGTGACGCTGATGGCCACCAAAATGATCAGGCACGCGATTCGCATGTTACTTACTCCCCTGGGCCCCCGCCCTGATTTCTTCGGTTTTTTGAATCTTCCGCACCATTTTGCTGTCCGCCTGCTCCAGATTCTTGACCGCCTGCTTCAGCGATTGCAGCGCGGACTTGATATCCTGAATTTCAGCCCTTTGGGGGGCGGTCCACTGACTGGGATCAATCGTACTCAGGTCGATCGCGTCAATTGCCTGCGACACCTGCAGCAGATCATTGGTGACGGTCGACCAGGACACGCCCGCTTTGGGGTCCTTGGCGATTGCCTTCTCCGCCATAATCGACCTCATGCGCTCGGGATTCTCAAAATTACCGCCGAACGCCACGGCCGCACCGCACAACGCGAGCAGGACAAACATGCGTTTCATTGGACCCCCACGCCGACGCTCCGGAACACGAAGTTCTGCACGTCATTGGTGACGACGATTCGCCACATCCGGTTAGTTCCGGCCGCAAGTCCGTTCGTAAAGCCATACCATGAACGCGTCCTGCCGCTCAGAAGCCCCTTGTCCTGCATCGGCACACGGGTCCATGTGTTGCTCCCGTCCAGCGATGCCTGCAGCGTCCAGTTGGTGAGATCACCCGCCGCAATGCCCTCCGTGAACGCCCAGGCGCTGATGGCTGTCGCGGGGGTGGTCAGCACCACGTTGCTCCCGGTGATGATGGGGGTTACCCCAACAGTGATGAGCTCAGCCTCGGTTGGCGCGGACCACATCGCGGCAGCTTCTGACAGGCTGATCACGCGATTCGTCCACAACCGGAAGTCATCAAACTGTGCCCCTACTCCACGATACGCAGAAGCAGCAGGCGATCCCCCAAGTGCGAAAACTTTCGAGATGATAGGGTATATCGTTGTCGCAATCGCCCGATCCAGCGGCCAGTTTCCATTGGTCTGCCCATCGAGGTACGAGTACGTGCGCCCCTCGGTGATGTCGAGGACGGTGGTCAGGTGATGCCAAGTTGAGGTTCCATCGGCAAAGATGCCCATGCCAGTCCAGGGCCATCCGGCATAGCTGGTATCGGTATGGGACATCGAATTTCCGTTATATTCATACCACACGCAGGACCAAGTCCCTGTGCCTCCGGTCGTGAGGCGATTTCCAATGACGTATGTACCATTCCCTCCGAAGTCGTCCATGCCGTCGAAACTGCAGATCGCAGTTTGCTGTCCATCAAGCAGACGAAACCAGTACGACCAAGACAATCCCTTCCGATTTTTGATGAAATCGTCGATCCCGTTGTTAGCTTGTCCGGTTTCGGGTCCAACAGTTGACACCTCCGACATGCTGAGAAAATAATTGGTTCCGTCTGCAGGATTTCCCGTGACCAAGTTCGGTATTTCCAGGGCCGCACCAATCTTGCCTGCCACCGAACGCGGAGCCGTGTTGTTCGACGTGCTTTGTCGGTACAACATGCCATTCACCCAGCCCGTCACATTCGTTACTTTGGCGACCAAGTTGGATTCATTCAGCGGAAAGTGAAAAAGTTGGTTTCGCGCCAGATCGACATCGGCAGACAACAGAATCCCATCTGGGTTCAGGCTCCACGACACGCCGTTGGTCGTCACCATGCCAATCGGGTTCTCCCCCGCAACAGTGCGATTGAACGAATAGGAATCCGCTGACGTCAGCGGCGTGCTCAAAATGCCAGCGCGGATCTCATCGGCCATGGCGTTGGCCAGAATGTCTGCGGCCAACGTCTTGTCCGCCAGTTCCCGATAGGTCTGCTCATTATTGATCGACGGGATTGACGCATTGACGATTTCACGCCCCGCAAAATCCCATTTCCCCGCCGTGGTCATCTTCAAGGCCGGGTTGTACGCTTGATCGACTATCTCCACTACGCCGCCTTGGTTTGTGCCGGGCCATATCATGACGCCACCGCCCGACACCGTAATGCCGCCGTTCTGGCAATTCGTGTTGCCACCGGTCATGTAGAGCTGCTGGTTGTCTTCGTAGATCCTTCCACCGTCGTCGTTGAACACGAATTCATGGATATTGGTGATACGCGTAGCCTCAATGGTCGCCGCGGCTATGGCCTCACTCGCCCACCGTTCCGTTGCGATGGGCCACCAAATCGCACCGGACTGGTTAGTGTTCACGCAGAACTTGCCTGCCTTGGCGTTGACCTGCAGGCGCAGTTTAGAACTCACGTCACGCCACCAGAATTCAACCGGGTGCGACGGGGCAAACGATCCCAGACTGCCGGTTTCGATGACCATGGAGGGCACCCCCTCATCGCCTCCATCCAGCACAATGGTGTTGGTCGTGCTCCCGCCACGCCTGGTTGCCGTATCCAGCGTGTACAGCTCGTCGGTCAGGTAGGCCCCCACCGGCTGAAACGTCCCCGTGGCCCATGATCGCAACCCATTCGTGGCAGCCACCAGATTGTTGGACACCACATTCAATCGATTCGACTCCGCCACGTCGTTGAGTCCGTTCACAGCCAATCCGTTCGTATCGCCGGATCCCCCCAGCCCAAACGGCGCCGAGGCGAGATTACTGTTTTCCACGGCTGCCCAATCGATGCTGGTCAGCGCGCGGAGCGGATTCGTGGTCGTCCCGCTGACGCTGCCAACAAGCTTGATCAGGCCGAGACCTCGCAGGGAGTTGCCGTTGGTGGTCGTGGCCGCGATCGTGTAGCCATAGGACGTGGCCGCGGCCTCCTGAGCCGGGGTCCACACCACCCGGATGCGACCCTCGGATGCACTTAACACGCTGCCGGTGGCGGCGTAATAGAGCCCCTCCGCCAGGGAGGAATCGCGATAGCGCAGCACGACGGCCACGACATTGGTCAGGGTCAGCGGCTCGCCATACGACAAATACTGGGGCTCCAGGTAGACCGTTTCGCCCCGCACCAGTTGCAGCGCTTGCTGGGTTACACGCGACGTCTCAATCTCCCAGCGGATCGACGGGATCCCATCCGCCCTTGCAGTGGACAGGCACAGGCGCAGCAATACGGTCCAAAACAGCAGGCAGAATCCAACCATGCACATCCAGACGATCAACTGCTTCATCCTGGCCAAATACCTTTTCATGGAATCCTCACGCAGCGGAACCCCGTGCAGACCCGGCGCACGTCCGGCCGCTGGAAGCCCCGGTGATACACCGTACAGCGGTCAGCGGTATTCCCAAACGAGCCACCCCGGATCACGCGGTGCGTGCCCTGCGCTGGTCCCGACCAGTTATTGGTGGCGGCCGGTGGCGCGTAGCGGTGCCAGTCCGTACACCATTCCCAGACGTTGCCGGCCATATCCACCAGCCCCCACCCATTGGCCGGATAGACCTCCACGTAGGTCTCCCAGTAGGAGGTCGTCAGCTCACCCCCCTCGGAATCAAAATCGGGCGGCATGTCCACCAAATACACCGCCTGAATATCGGCATGGCCGCCGGCGGGCGTGATCAGAAAAGTTAGAAATTCGGACAAATCTCCGGAGTCCTTACAGTTCATTTCACCATTGGTCGAGGTGGTGGAATCGCCGCCCCAGGGGAAATACGCATTGGCCAAAAACCCGCGAGCGCCGCGCTCCCATTCTAGTTCAGTCGGCAGCCGATAGCCGGGAACGGAGAGCGCCGCCTGGTACAGGGTCGTGGTGGCTGATGCAGAGAACGCGTTGCGGAAAGCATTGGATAGTGCCGGATCGAGAAAATAATGCGGAGAAAGGCCCGCCATTTCGGACCGCGCGTTGCACCAGGCCGCCGCGTCAAACCAGGTGACATCGGTTACCGGGTACTCAGGCGCCAGGGTGCCCAGCTCGCCGCCCAGCCGCGGCAGGTCGTAACCGTTCGTTACGGCCCAATCGTACACCGCCAGCCAGATCGCTTCCGTCACCTCGGTCCGGTCCATGTAGTATCCGGACAGCGTAACACTGCGGGTGGCGGAGGGCGGACCTGCCGCAAACGTTCCATCAAAGATCCACGACATACCCTCTATCGCCGCCGGCGCGTTGGTCGACAGGAGCCGCAGGCGCAACGTCCCGGGCAGGTACGCCGTCTGCTGGGTGTCCGTAGCGGAGATGTTGCCCAGGCTGTTCCAGGAGCGCACCCAGTTGGTCCCCGACAGCCAGTCGATCGCATAGCGCTGACCCGGATCCACATTGGGAAAGCTGCCCGCCGCAAAGGAAACGGCATAATCCACCTCGTCGGTGCCAATTGCCTGGACCGCCTCCGGCGTCCAGGCGTTGGTAGCGTGGGCCACCCGGAAGTAGGCCGGCAGCGCCACATAAACCAGGGCATTGCTGGATCCGAACGACCAGAAGTTGCTCCAACTGGCGCACCAGGCAAAGTCCGGGCGCGCCGGGATCACCGCCGGCGACCACTCCACCCGGTAGTAGCCGCCGGTGCTGTCGCTGCTCCACGTCAGCGAGGACCGGTCAAAGGCTGTGATCCGCACTTCGGCGCGGCTGGACAAGGCGGATGACAGCAGGATCAGACAAAACAAGACGACTGATAGGGTCTTGGGCATCACGTTCATGGCGACCAATCCGTATAGATTCCATTGATTGGACTGCCTTCAATCCGTCCATCTGACGACACGTCGTACAGGAATGACTGAAACCCGGCTGGATGCATCGCCGACGTGCCGAACACGTTCCAATCCTGTTCGCACACATACGTGCGATTAGTCACCGTCAAACCCAGGACCACTGGAGCACCAGAGACTGACATATTACGAGTGGCCCACCGTTTCTGCAGCGCACCGCCAAGATCCGAAGACCGCCACCCCTGCCAGTGGATTCCAGCGGTTATATTTACCATCGGGAACGTGACGGTCTGGGCCTGATTGAGCGTCAGCGTGATGCCGGTCGTGGCGGTCTGTCCTAACGCGATCGCATGCGGTTCGTCTTTGCGCAGCGTGGGCGAGTTGACCAAATCGGTGCCCATGACGCCATTCAGTACGCCGTTCCCATCCGTATCGTGCCAAGCCGCCCACCAGGTCTGGCCGGAATACTGTGCAGGCAGACGGAACGTGAAATTGGTGCCGCCATAGAGGTACACGTTCGGGCGCACGGTGCTCCAGAGCGGGTAGCCCTGCATGAATCGGTTATTGTAGGCTTCCACGTGTAGGGTCCCGAGGTTGTAGGTGCCGCTGTAGGTGAAGGCCAGGGTGATATCCTGGTCGGTGCTGGCGATCGTCACCGCCTGCGTGCCGGTGCCAATGATGCCGCCACTGGCGTAGGCCGCCGTGATTTGCACGACCGTGTCCGTGCCGACGGCGCCGACCGTCAACAGGTTGGTCACAAAAGCGGTTCCGCTGGGTGGCGCCGAGACGAATCCCCAGGCGGCCAGGGTGCTCACATCATTGCTGACGCCGTCGCTGTACCGTGCCCAGGCGCTATATGCGGCGCTGCCGCCCTCGTTGATCCGATTGGTTCCCACCACGCTCACCGCGCTCAGCACGGGCGGATTGGTGTCGGCCAGCGTCACCAGGTGCGTGTCGCTACGCGTCACGCCACGGTGGCTGTATTGTGCCTGCAGGGTGACGACCGAGTCGTACCGCAGATCCCCCACTTCCAGCAGATTCTCGGTCAGGACCGTGCCCGTGGGCGGCGGGGCGACAAACGACCACGCGGCGTCAGACGACACGTTGGAGCTGCTGCCGTCGCTGAACGTGGCCGTAAGCGTATAGGTCTCGTCGGTGTTCTCATACGCCAGGTTGGCGCCGGCAATCGTGACGCTTGCCAGCATCCCGGTCGCGGTGGGCGGCATGTAGTTGGTACTGCTGATAATGAGTTGCTCCAGGTACGCCAGGCGCGAATCGATCGAAATCAGGTGCTGTTCCACGTTGGCTGCCGCGGGCGTATATTCACTGGGCGTGAACGCCACGGGGATTTGGGCGGCGCTGGGCGGAGCGCCCGTCGACGTGCTGTAGTAGTTATTCACCACGCTCACCGTGCCCGTCCCGGATCCGCTCAGAGCATCCAGTTCTTCGATGGCCTGCTGCACGGTGTAGCCAAAGACGTGAGACAGATTGGTATGGCTCAGGGATATTTCGCTGGCGTAAATCACGCTGGCGATGTGGCGATAGCGCGTGTCGGACTGGCTTTTCAGGTAATAATCGTCCAGGTAGTCTGGCATCATCGTGTCAAAGGTGCCTTCGGCGATGTCGTGCATCATCGTTTCGCCTTCGTACCCCCAAAAATTCGTGGGAAACACCACCACCCACTGGTTTGCGGTATTGGTATCGACCATGACGGTGCGACCGGCCTGGGCCGTCATGGTCCCGGCCAGGAACAGGCACAGCGCAAGATGTTTGCAAAGGCGTTTCACAGCGGCACCCCCGGGAGCACTTCGAGTTGCGGATTATCGACCGGTCCCCGCACGCGCACGGTATGCGTGTAGGCCGGATTGTCGGTGTTCTGGATCTGGAACGAGTAGGCCCCGGGATTGAGCGTCGCCAATCCAATCTGCGCGCCATCCTCTTCCACTTCCAGATTGGTGGCCCCGTAGGTCGTGTAGTAGCCGGCGGTGGTTTCCGCATGCACCACCAGCCAGAATTGCTTCTTGTTCTGGGTGTGGCCGGTCATGTCGAAATTGGTTTCGAGCCGCGTCAACGTAAACACCCCGTGGGCTTTTTCCGCCGTCCCGCCCGCCCATTGCTCCAGGGTCAGGCTGTTCAAGAGCGAGGCATAAGCCAGCGTCTTGCTCACCAGCGGGGCGCCCGCGCGTGCATCGCCTTCGTGAATATCCAGGCGCAAATTCGCAATGTTGGTGATGGTGTCGGTCAGCGTCTCGCCCCAGAACAGGGCAATCTCGATCTGGACGTCCGTGCCGCGCCAGATCTTGGGCTGGGACAACTGGATCTTGCAGGCCATGGGCGTGTGGTCGAGCGCATTAGCGGCCATCCGGATGCGATAGCGCGTGAGGGTCAGACTCATGATTCCACTCCCGTATAAGTCCAGGTGTAGGCGAGCCTCAGTTCGACGCCCATCGGCTGCGCCTGGATCGGACCCAGGGCGCCTCCCGTCAGTTTGAGCACGTTCCCGCCCTCCACGATGTGCAGGCGGCTGGTGCGACGCACCTGCAGCATGTGCTTGGCCAGCCAGGTCTGGGCCGCCAGCGTGCTGGTGAATTCGCGCAGCGCCGTGAACGCGCAGCGGCACACCAGGTTGCCCCGGTCGAAGACGGAGGCCGTCGGCGCGCGCAGATAACGCGCCACCTCGATCGACGGCTCGTCCTCGAACGTGATCTCGCCGATCGGGCCGGAAGCGTAGTTCGCCGCCGCGCGGACCGGTCCATGGACCAGCACGTCGTGCCCCGAGTCGTTGAAGATCGAAATCTGCATTGTCTACCCGTCTGCCCGTCTGGAAACGTTACGCCGCGAGGGTGATGGCAAAGAGCGCGGCCAGGTCTCCGCCCGAAATCAGGCGCGACGCCTCGAAGCCGATTTCGCCCACGTTCAGGCGGGTCTTGCCCCACTGGCAGGGACCTTGCATCAGCACGGCGTCATACAGCGTGACGATCAGTCCGCCGCTGGCCCCCGTGATCACCAGATTCTGGGTCTGCCGCATGTTGGCGCCGAGAGCAAGTCCCTGGGGACGCATGAAACCCAAGAGCGCGCCGGCCGTGATGTTGACGGGCTTGCAGGAGGCCCGCACCGTCAGGCTCTTGAATTTATGATCGATGGTGCCGATGCCATCGACGTAGCGCGGCTCCAGCCCAAGGTCGAAGGCAACCTTCCACCCATCCTCGGTGTAGAACGTCTGGCTGTTCCAGACTCCCGTATACGGCACACAGATGATCTCGCTTTCCGGAAACACTTCGCTCCAGGCCAGATCGGCGGCGACGTAAAGCGAACTGGCGGCGGTGCGCTCCAGTCCGTTGCCGATGACCGCGTTCAGCTTCACGCTGCCAATGGCCGTCTGGGCGGGGGACAACGTCAACTCGGGCAAGGATCCGAGCGCCGTGCTCGTGAACGTGACCTTCTTGCCGGCGGTCGAGTGGATGATGGTGGCCACATCGGCGGCCCCATGCATGCTCGTGTTGATCGTCGGACTGCGCAACGCGGTCGGATAGAGCGCATCGATGATGCCCTGGGTGATGCGTCCGGTGGGTTTGAAGGTGATTTCCCCGGTGGCATCCTTCAACCGCGGGCCGGCATCGCCATGGGTGGCGATCGACGGGCGCCAGGTATCCAGCTTCACGACGGCATCGATATTGTCTTCCGCGTGCAGTTTCAGTGCTCCAAAAGTTACGGTCCCCGGACCATCGATCACGGATTGTCTGGTAATCGCCATGACTGCATTTCCTTTCGTTACAACTTCGCCAACAGGCATCCGGTCTCAAACGTCACCCGGTGAATCACCAGCGTTTCGCTGGGCACTTCCGCCACATCCTTGCAAATCAGCGTCTTGCCCGGCATCCACACCTGGTAATGCAAGTGGGCACAAATCTGTTCGGCCACCTCGTTGCACCCGAGCTGGGTTCCGTTCGCGCTGGTATTGATGATCACGTTTTCCACCACATCGATCGCCAACTGGACCGACAGATGGACATCGGGCGCGCCAGGCTGCGTGTTCTTGCCGAAGGGCGTCGTCACCAGGATTGCGATGCCCTTCAACGTGTTCACGGCCTTGGCGATTTCATTCGCCACGTTCTTCTGCCGCTCATAAAGCACCGGCACGGGGGTAAAGTACGGCTGGGCCGTGATCAACTTCACCGCCACCGCCTGCAAGTTCTCCAGGGCCGACATCATGATGCGGTCTTAACCCTTTGCTTTCGGAGCCGCTGGCTCGCGGGTCTTGATTTCGGCGAGGGCGTCCACCACGGCCACAAACCCTCCGGCCAAATTAGCGAGCACGCGCACCTTTGGATTCGCCAGTTCCAGGAGCTGGCTCACCTTATTCGCGTCCTCAATCAGATTTTCGTCCTGGTGACCCAGTAGCGTGAGCTGCACGCTCCCGGTTTGGAACCCGGCGTGTAACTGCGCCGTCTTAAACCCATGCTTGGTCGCGGCGGCCTGCACTGTCGACAGATCGATCGAGGGCACTGCGGGTATTCTCTCTGGGCTCATGTGGCTCCTTTCAAATTCCGTCCTGGTCAGTTTGGCTGAAGGCGTGGGGACGCGATGTAATGCTCGGCGCGGGCGTGCTCTCATCCCCGGAGGTGGGATCCTCGATGGCAAAATTGCAGGCGGCGACGTCGCGCATCAGTCGGCGGGCGTCTTCCAGCGCGGAAATCTTCTTGGCGTCCAGCTCGTAGCCCGGCACGCGGCCAATGATCACCGCCACAATCATGGCGCAGGCGGCGCGCGACAGCCGGTCCGGCACCAGGGTGTTATCGGTGGAGAGCGTATTCTGGCGACAGGCGGCGATGTAGCCGCGAATCTCCTGGGTGATCTGGCTGATGCTGGGCCCCACCGGATCCACCTGGCCATCCGCCAGCGCGGCCGCCCGCAGCGCCTCCAGCTCCGCGCCGGAGAGGTGCTGCAGCAGATGGGCTTCCGTTATGGCAATCCAGCTCATGGTAAAGGATGGGGCCTGGCCGAAGAAGGGAGAAACTTGCGGCCAGGCCCCGCGGACTAATGCTGTTGGACTTCGTACTCGACCATGGTGTTGAAGTTGCTGGTGGCCAGGCCCGTATGCACGAGCAGGTCGCCAGGCTTCAGGCACGACGCGGTGAAGCTCGTCGTATTTCCGGAACCGCTCGTACACACCACCGATCCGACCGCCTGGGTTGTCATGTAGGCCGCCCCTGCTGTGTCGGTACCGCTGATCACGCGGGTGACCGTCACGGTGTTGCCGGGAATCACCGCGCCGGTGATCCAGATGTTCTTCAACAGGATTGCCGACAGGGGGACGTTGTTCGTCCACCGGGCGACGCCGGCGGTCGCGCTCGTGATGACCGTCCGGTCATACACCGAACCGGCCTGTGCCGCCTTCGGTGCCGCAAGCACGAGGCTCAGCCCCACGCCCGCGATCGCCAACAAACTCGGAATAAAAGAGAACCGCTTCATGATGCTTGTCCTTAGACTTGGATGTTCACTCTGGGCTTCGGTCGGTAGGTTGGCGCCGGCGCTCATCGGCCGGCGCCAACCCGTCATGTCAGTTTTCCTTGTGCGCTTCGCGCCTAGTCGTTGGCGCCGGCCACGTCGATGCGCTTGGCGAGCCCGCTGGACACGACCTGGGGGTCAACCGTCCAATCGTTCTCGAACCAGTCCAAATGCGGCTCTTCGCGGTACTGGTACACGTCCGTGAAGAGGTTCGCATTCGGGGCGAACGACTTCATGAACGACGGGTTGTAGGCGTCCGCCAGCGGGCTGGAGTTGAACACCAGCACGGAACCTCCGAGGATTCCAACCTTGGTCGCGCCCGTGTTACCCAGGCCGCCGCCGGTCAGCACCGAGGTATCCACGATTTCGACCTTCATGGACGGGTTCACCAGCATGCGCTGGATGCGGTCCGGACTCACCTGCGCCACGTCCGCGCCGGGCATGCGCCCCGCGATCTTCGGGTGGCCGGAGAACACGGCCCAGGCCCCAAAGTCGAACATGACCGTGTTGGGCACCATCCCGGTGGCCTTCCACACGGCCTTGATCGCGTTGTTCAGCTCAACGATCGGGTCGACGTTGGGGTTGCCCCACGCCCCGGCGCCGGCCGTTGCGGAAACGGCGGCCTTGGCGGCCGTCACCACGGCATTCAGGTACGCCACCGCGCAGTTGATCTGCAGCGTGCGGACCTTGGCCTGCTCCAGGAGAGCCGTGGCCTCGCCGGCGTTGGTGCGCTCCGTGCCATCAACCGAGATGCGCAACCCGTAGGGCTTCGCATTGTAGTTGGCGGTGGTCGAGAGCAACGTGATGGCGTTGGCATGCCCGCCAATCGCCCGTGCGGCCACCAGCGCCGCATAGGCCTTGAAGGCCTGCGTCTCGTCGAACTTGTTGAAGAGCCCGCTGGTGCCGCCGGTCGGTACAACGGGCGAGATCAGATTGGCAATGCGCAAAACAGCGGCCAGATCCTGCATCAGGCCGGCGGCGTACTGCGTCAGATCCGCGCGTGCGATCACATTATTCGGCTTACCCATGACTGCTATCTCCTTCTACGAACTGAACTTTCGATTCTGCGGACGTTGTCGAGCCTCGAACTTACGAACCCACCGTCTTGGCGGCGCCAATCACCAGCACGTTCACCATGTCACCGGCGACGCCGTCTTCCAGCGCCAGGCCAAACTCCTGCGAGCTCGCCGCCGTGTTCTTCACGGTGCCGTCCGTGTGCGGAATCACGAACTTGCCGCGCGTCACCGTGCCGCCGGCGACCGCCAGCACTTCGCCCGCCACGGCCACTTCCGAGGACGTCGTGCCGCCCTTGGTGACGATGCCGACCGTCTGATCGGTGATGGCGCTGCAGCAGGCTACGCCATCGGTGTCGAACTTCACGGCGTAGCCTTCCTTGCCAGTGAGGTCGACGTTGGTCTTGTTTGCGAACGTTACGATCCGGGTATTCATCGATTTACTCCTTCGTGATCATTTCTGTTTCTGTTGCCCAACATCGCGCGTTAGAACCGTGGCCTACTTCCCGGCCGTCGCCTCCTCCCGGAAGAGCTCCGGCTTCAGCGAAGCAGCCACCGACCAGGCTGCCGCGTTCGTCGCCAGTCGGTTTTCTGATTTCACCTTGGCGATGAAGTCTTCGCGCTCTCGGTTGCGCGTCGTGATGCGCTCCTGGTCCGTATCCGTCACCCCGCTCGCCGGCGGCTTGCCGTCAGCGCGGTTCAAGGTTCGGACCGGGGCGGGCTCCGCCGCCGGCTTCAGGCCGGCGAACAGGGTCTCGGTGCCCTTGCGGTCGGCAATGAACTGCGCCCGCACCGCCGCCGGATTCAGAATCACGGCCTTGTTGCGCGACACGAACGTGTCGGCATCGGCTTCGAGCTGCGCGGTCTCGATCGACAGCAGTTTGCCCTCGGCGGCCGTCGCCCGGCACATGGCCGCGGTCTTTTCTTCGCCGGCCGTCTTGCCGGCCTTCAGCGCGCCTTCCAGGGCCGCCACCACGCCGTCTTCGTCTGCGCCATCCGCCAGGGCGATTCCGTTCGCCGTGCAGAGCGCCTTCAGTTTCTCCAGCATTGTCGTCTCCTCCGTATTGCCGGCCCGGTTCATGGCCGGCACCAGTGTTTTGAACTGCGGCTTGTTCGTGAGTCCGAAATCGTCGATCGCCACCATGCGCAGGCGCTCGCCGGGTTTCGGGGGATTGGCTTTGCCCAGCGGGCTATCGTCCAGACGCGCCAGGGCAAATACGGGTGAAAAGAACTTGTAGACGCTGCCGATCACGCTTTCGCCCAAAGAAGTCTTCTCGACCGCCACATAGATCCCGCGCTCGCGTTCCGGGATGGCCGGGTCGTTGCGAACTTCCAATTTGCGGGCCCACCCGAAGGCTTCACTGTTTCCGTCCGATTCCTGGGCGTAGTGTTCCCGACCCACCAGGTAACCCGGCCACAACGGGTCGGCGCTTTTTTTGCGGAAGTCCGCCTCGATCCGCGCCATCGCCACGGTGTCCATCACCTGGATGATCGGCACCTCCGTCCCGTCGCGCATGATCGCCTTGCCGGGGAGCTCGCCGATTGGGGTCACGTGGTACCAGCCATCCGTACCGCTACCCACCGGCCGGCTTTCGTCCATCCAACCCCGGTTCTGAGCTAAAATCACCTCGCGCATGACCAATCCCCCCATTTGACGGACCAGCTTCCGCCCCCTATGTCTTGCAAAACGGCGGAAACCCATTGCAAAACGGTTTTCTCCCCTTGCCCCTGCACTGGGACCGTCCTGTCCGCCGCGCCAAACGTCGGGCATCGTGGCGCGTCCGAGGCTCGCAGGCGGATGGTCGCGTCCGATCCGGACGCCGGGGGAAGCTTGGAGGTGTGAAAATGCCGCACATATTGCAGCAGCGGGCTCCAGGCCAGGTGTCCAGGGGCGACGCGGTCTGAATTGACCCGGAACAGAAGTGGCCGCCCGGCCTGGTAAAACGCCTGGTCAACGTATTCCGAACAGAACAGCTTCGCCCTGGGATCGTGGGTCGACCGCCGGCTGATGAAGCGCAGCACGCCGAGGTAGTCATACCCACGCCCCATTTGCTGCTCGGCATAGCGCCGCAAGCGCGTTTCTTCCGTGGGCGTCAGATCCGGCACGATTTTGAAAACGTCCACCTGTGTTCCGGGCGTGTGATAGTCCCCGGCACCGTGCGGACCCTGCACGCCAACACGCGCCCACGCCTCCCAGACCTGGTTCGTGCCCAGGTCGATCAGCGCCGCGTGCGAGTAGACACTGCACGTCTGCCAGCGGATCAGCCGGGAAAGCGGCGACACCCCGCGATATAGCGCCACGCCGATCATACCCGTCCAGCCTCCCGCGTCACGACCGCCTCCGCAAACCCATTGAACAGCGCCGCCGTCAAACTGTTTTCGAGCACGTCGGCCGTCTCAGAGCGGTTCAGGATCTGCGCATAGATCCGTGGCAGATCCCGCTGCAGCCCCTGCAGCGTGGCGATCGCGGCATCCATCTGGTCTTGATCGGCTGAGTTCAGGGCCTGCACCAGAACGTCGGTGATAGGCTTGAAGTCCCCGGCCTGCGCCTTGGCGAGCGACTCCTCGCCATTGGCCAGGAGCTGCAGCATCTTCCGATCGCCCAGCTCCGCGGCCGCCGTCGCCCGGTTCCGGCTCTTCACTTCCGCCTCTGCGTTCTTTGCGATCTTGGTGTTCAAACTCCGAATCCGATTCGCTCCGAACGCCTGCCCGAATGGTGTCGGCGCCACTGGCGCCTTGACGCCCAGGATCTTGTACCCCGTGCGCTCCGTCACCTCCGCCGGATCCAGCTCGAAGTACTGCGAGAGCGTCGCCACGTGCGTGACGATGGCGCTGATGTCTTTCTCCTCCTCAGCCGCCAGGTCGAAGTACGCCAGCACTGGCTTGCCCGGAAAAGCCTTGGCCAGCTTGCGCTTGTCGATGGTGCTCTGGAACAACTCCGAAAGCTTCGCGCCCCGCGAGCGGGCGATCATGCGGAACGCCTCCATGTGCGCCCCGCCGGCCAGTGTGCCGCTGCCGCTCTCCGCCAGCACCGTCAGCAGGCCGCCCGTGGCCACCATCACCAGCTTCTTCGTCAGGTGATCCAGGCGCAGGTCGAACGGCTGCGTTCCGCGGGGACTATCGGCCGCCTTCGCGTCCGAGCCGTTCGGCAGCGATCCTCCCCCGCCGCCGGCGATGCGTTCCGCCGCCTCGCGGAATTCCGCTTCCTTGCCGGCGGCCACGTTGGGCGGGTCGATAATGATCCAACTCGGGATGCCATAGATCTCGATGTACCCGTCCCAGTCCTTTTCGGACATGTTGCCACGGATGAACTTGATCAGGCCCACGCGGTCAATCGGCCGGCGCACCTCGTGGACGATGATCTCGTCCGCGCCCAGGCGATTCGCCGCCGGCAGATTCTGGCCCGCCACGTTCTTGGCCTCGGGATTCCAGAACCAATCGCCCGCCCGTCCCTCCCTGGCAAAGTTCCAATGGTCGAACAGTTCCAGGTGGATCACGTCGCCGGCGCCGTCCAGGTGCGGCTGCCCGATGGAGAAGCCCCGGAAGGCCGCCAGCTCAAAGTGGTCGATCGCTTCATAGAGGTTGTCAATGCGCCCGTACTCCTCGCGCAGCGCCTCGGCCTGGGCATCGGCCAGGGCCTGGTCGAAGCCGGCGGACTTGGGATCCACCGTCTTGATGAAGTAGTCCATCTCCGCGATCGCGGCCGTGCGCCGTTCCACCAGGGTCACCAGGTCGGCGTCCGTCTGCTCGATGAACTCGTAGGTCCATTGCAGATCCGCCAGCGCCCCGCGCTGCGACGACTCCAACAGCGACACCGCCCGCTGAATCGTGAGCCCGCGCAAGGGATTCAGCGTGTCGCGCCAGGCATTCGTCTTGGCAACCAGGTCTCTCACGCCAGCACGCTCCTGTCTCGCCGCGCCGCCAGCGCCTGGACCACGCGGCCGCTGTCGAACGCGTGGGGCATGCTGGCCTCGCCGGACGATTTGCCGGCATGTTGCGCGAGGGCCTTGGCCCAGAAACGATCCGAGTGGCCGTTCTTGCCGCGATCGGCGGTAAAGCGGATGTTGCCGGAGGCCGTCGTTTCCTTCTTGATCGCGCGGAAGTCGGCCCGGATCCTGGCATCGCTGGGGATCCGCAGGCTCTTGTCCTCGCACGCGGCGCGCACCGGGTAGGCCAGCTCCTCCTTCACCGGGCCGGTGAAGGTGACCGCCTCGACCTTGTAGGCGCCGAAGCGCTGCTGGGCCCGCTCCGCGAATTGGCGCCCGATGCCGGTGTTGTCGATGCAGCAGCGCCGCACCTGGGGCAGCTCCAGGATGGCGTAGAGTTCCGCCTCCTGGGCCTCGAAGGTCTGGGCCTGCAGGCAGATCACCTTGCGGGTCAGCATCACGCCGCCGACCTTCTCGTCCACCCAGATCACCGTCAGGTCATGCTCGCGGCCTACGTCCACGCCGACATAAAGCGGGTTCTTGATGTCGTCGAGCGGCTTTTCCCAGACTTCTCCCGGGGCATATTCACAGCCGATGATCAGGTCGTAGGAGAGAAACGCCGCGTTGTCGTCGGACGGCACGCACATGTACTCCTGGAGGAAGGTCTCCTCGTCGGCGCAGCCGGAGCGGATGAAGTCGAAATAGGCGGCGTTGTCCATCGCCTGGCGCGCGTCCTCGGGCGGCAGCTTGGCCTTGAGCTTGTCCAGGAACCCTTGTTCCAGCGCGTCCTGCAGCGTCACCCGGTGCAGCGAAAAACCCTTGGGGTTTCCCTTTTCCCGCACCTCGTTGACCAGGTCGTTGAAGAAGTTGGCGCTGCCCCGGTGCGTCGAGATGATCGCCAGCGACCCGCCCCAGGTGATGCCGGGGTATGCGATGGCGTACAGCTTGCGCGGGTCCGGGTGCAGCGCGAACTCGTCCAGCTTGCGGTGGCCGCGCTTGCCCGCCTGCGCGTCCGGGTTGCTGCTCATGGAGTTGATGCGCTTGCCGTTGTCGAACTCGATCACGTAGGAGCTGTTGCGCGCCTCGTCGATCACGCGTTCGCCCAGGTCCTTGGCGGCCACGTGCAGGATGCCTGCAAAGCTCTTGCAGTCCTCCAGGTACAGCCGCGCCTGGATATCGTCGCGGGACGAAACCCACGTATCCGACCGCGCCCCCTTGGGGGCCGTGTTAGAAACGTCCTCATAGGCTGATGCCCATGAAATCCCAATCTGCCGGGCCTTCTCCATGATCTTCAGGCGCGCCTTGTCCTTGATCCAGGAAGCCTGGTACGGCAGAAAGAAGTTTTTCGGGGCGGCGCTCATAGCAGATTCAGTTGGTCCTCGATCGTCTTCAGCGTTTCCGGCGTGATGCCGCCCTCGGCCTGGGCCTTGGTCAGCGTGGCCTGCGCGGCGCGAATCTTGTCCTGGTACTCCGAGATGCGTTGCTCCAGCTTCGCCCGCTCGATCAGCACCTTGTCCTCGTCGAGCTCCTGCGCCCGGACCTTCACGAGCAACATGAACAGCGCCTTCACATCCCGCGGGTCGCTGTTCGGCTGCACCGCCAGCGCGAAGGCACGCTGCTTCAGCGCGTCGATCGTGGCCGCGTCGAAACGCCCCGGCTGCTTCTCCGCCTCCGCCGCCACCTCGTCGGCCAGCGTCACAGCTTTCTGCCGCTTTAGGATCAGCGCGGCGCCACAGTTTTCTTCCCAGAACGCGGACAACGTGGAGTCGCTTTTTACTTCGATCTGGAATTCATCCCGCAACCGCTGCTTGACCACGCTGTAAGGCATCCCGCCCAAAAGCCACTGCACCAGCTCGTGGTGTACAGGGTTCGGCAGGTTCCCCAGGATCGAATCTGAGCGCGGCTTCTTCACCTTCCGGTCCTCTCTGCTGCCTCTACGATCCGAGATCTGCGCAGTGGCCCGCTCCCGAGTCGGGATTCCCCCGCCGGGGCCGTATCGGACCTCAGGCCGCGGCGCGCGACCCACAACAAATCCAGACGGTTACTCATAGCTGGAGCCGACCCTCATCGGTCAGCGCCCACTTGCGCGGCTCGCCCAGGCGCGACGTGGTGCCCTTCACGAAGCCCTGCCCCTCCAGCCACAGAATGGTCCGCTCGCATTCGGAGCGCGTCGGGCGGCTCGCCAGCGAAACCTGCATCGAGTCGATCAGCAGGTGTTCCGGCAACGCGTACTTACCGCATTCGTCCAGAACCTGCAGGGCCTTGCGCCGGACCTGCCACACTTGCTCGTCGACGTTCACGTTGACCGCCTTCCCATTTGCTTGATCTCGCCGCGCATCTCCGCCACTGCGGTCATCACATCGCGGCTGTGGGCGATGATTGAATTCTGCACCGTATCGATCCTGGAATTGGTGGCGTCGCGGTCCTCCCGTATCTCCTGCCGCAGGCAACTGATCGCTTCGCCGATGTTGTCGCGTAGCCCCGACACGCGCCCATGCAACGTGCGCGACTCGCTTTCCATCTTCCCCGTGAACTCCTTGCGCAAGGACTCCACCGCACTGCTGATGTCCACTTCGATCGGCGGCTTGCGCCGCAACTGGTTCAACCCCACCGCGACTGAAAGCAGGCCCATGCAGAACACCACCGCCATCCCGATGAACCAGTACGGCAGACTGCCCATCACTCGCGCTCCTTGAAAAGGTGGGTGACACGGACAAGCGTTTCGTGGAAAAGGGCCGGGCCGCCCGAGGAAACACAACTAACCTCGATCGGCCCAGCGGGGGACGCAGCGCACGAATCGTTGGGCAACACTTCGTTCATTGCGTGTGCATCCTGCACACGTAACGAGGAAAAGCGTCAGGGCTGCATCGGGTGTATCGGTTACAGCGGAGGGAAAGAAGCGGAGCGCATGGGGTCTAACCCCCAGGCGGCCTGCGCACGCGGGCCTTCAGTTTCGTCGGCAGCCGACGAAACTCAGGCAGATGAAGGCCACGCCGCCGAACAACAGGAACGCGATCCCGCCGGCGGCATTCGGATCAGTCGTGGTGCGCATGGCCAGCACACCCCCGGCGAAAATCAGCAAGCCCACAAAAATCCCAACATAGCCCACAGCGGTCAGGCGGGGATGGGAGGGGTGGGAATCTGGGTTCATTCGAAATCCACCTTGAAGCCATTGCCGCACGCCTGACAGGTATTCATTCCGGACCGCAGAGTGCTTATTAGAATCGGATGACGACACGATGGGCACGGCTGGGTCTTGGCGGCAGCGGATGTACGGCGGTCCCAATCATCTACCGGATCAAGCACAGCGGCTTTACGGAGCGGTGGAGCCTCTCTGATGATTCCACGACAATGCGGGCAAATTGAAGCTTCAGGCTGGATCGCCTCCGCGCAGTGCGGACATTTCAGTCTGGCGTCTTTCAGACAAAACGCAATCAGGCATCCAATAGGCCCAAGCAGGAATCCGAACAATGCTCCCGCGCCTGGTCGCTCGCGACGGCTACCGATCAATGCACCGAAAAGCGTCCACAGTGTGCACCAGAACACATAAATAACCGCATTCATTCGGTTTCTACTTCCGTCTTGTTCTTTCGCTTCTGCCCAATTCTCGCTCGCGGCTCTGGTTTTTCTGGTCGCTGGCTCGCATACCGATGTGTGCGGCCATCCATATCCTTTACGATCTCTTTCCAATTCAGGGGTAGACCTGACGCTCCATGCTGGCGGAGATGCGATAGGAAGCTCCGCACGCATAACTTGATTACGTCGCTACGGTTTTCAAGTCCTAGGCGCTGAGCCGCTGCTTCCATTTCTCCGATCATTTCCGTACTGAAGCGCACCGGTATGTTTCGGCTACTCATCCCGTCCCTACTGTATAGCGCCTATTCAAAAAGAGACATAATTTTCTTGTTGCCTTTTGTGTAGCGATGCTACACAGTAGCCCCATGGTAAGCAAATCGATACCCATTCGCTTCGACCAGGCGAGCATCGATGAGATCGACACAATCTCCGCAATGTTCGGACTGACCAGGTCGGCACTAATCAAGCTGTCGGTACGCCTGCAGGTTCGTAGTTTGCGATCCGGTCACACAGACCTGCAGTCCCTGATACAGGGAGTGAGGATTGGAAATGGTTCTGGCTCATTGGACAAGAGAGGTGCCCGATGACCCTCACCGCCCCAGAATCCCCGCGTCAGGACTCCCAGGGCGGCGGGATGGGTATGAGCAGGAACACGACGGCGCAGGCCTCCTCGGCAATGGTACCGGGCGTGACGGGTCCCCTGGAGAATACGAGCGCGACGAGTATCCCCCAACCGCAGCAGCGCGCCAGCAAGACGGTTCCGATCCACCGCCACCTGGATCGCCTGTTTGTGGTGTTGATCGTGCTTACGGGTTGCTGCGGCGTCGTTGTGCTGGCCTGCGCTCTTTTCCAGAGCCTTTTGACCCAAAGCACGAAACCGATACAGGCCGCCGCAGCCACCATCGTGGATTTGATGGCATCGCCCATCATGCTGATGCTCTGGCAGATCTTGGAAAAAGTTTCCAGCACGTCCCCCTCCGCAGGCTCCGACGCTATCAAACCCCCGGAGGCCCGGCAATGACCCGCGCCCCCAAATCCCCGTCTGCCGATCCGCGGGTAGGTTCGCGCCTAACGCCGGTGATCGTCTTCGTGTTTCTGTTTGGCGGCCTCTCGGATGGTCTTGGTGAAGTCCCGAAGTTCTGCCATGCGCCGCGCAGTCTCCTGGGCGCTCAATCCTGGCGTGGATACGATGTCCATGAACTTCACGCCATCAATGACAAACGCCTCGAAAGGTGGAATCTCCTGAAACTTTCCGGTGGCGTCGGCAAGCTGCTGGGCGAACTTCGAGCATTCCTCGAACTTCGTGAGCGCGACCTTCAAGCCAAGCTCCCGGAAATGCTTCCGCTCCTCAATGCGTGCTGTCCTGGCTGCAACTGCGTAACTGATCCACCCACCAACCGCAGTGCCGGCGAGGGTGAAAATGCCGACGATGTACGCGTCTGTCATGAAATAATCGCTGGGCTGTCTTGTCTGCTCGCAGTTGCACTTGGGGGATGCGCCTTGCTATCCCGACCGCTGCCCGACTACAGCATGTGGAGCACACCCCCCTCACGCGCCAAATCTACCACCCCCCCGGAGGCCCGGCAATGAAGGCCTCCATCTTCGATCCGCCTCCAGCACCAGCCGCCAAGCTCTCCCCCCTGGATCCACCCACCCAGCTTCAGCTCTTCGACAAGGACATCAGCCTGCCATGGTCAAAGGCCTTCCTCCGGGTGGGGGAGGTGGCCCAGTTCCTGGACGTTTCCGAGGACCAGGTCTTCCGCCTGATCGAGGCGGGCGAGCTGGAGACCATTTCGATTTCCGCCAACGTCGCCACCGCCGAGCGCCAGCACCCGCGCGTCTCCGGCCGCAGCCTCCACGCCATGGTCAACCGCCGCCGAAAGCTTTCGTAGTAGTCCGCAAAACACAAAGGAAAAACACAATGACGACACGGGCAACGATCGCAGCGGCTGCGCGGGACGCAGTCTCCGCCCTGATGGATGCGCAGCGCGCACGCCGCACGCTGGACCAAGTGATCAAAGGACTCGAAGCGGCCACCCCGCACGTGGACCCCGCCAGCGCAGACGGCAAGACGCTGGCCTGCCTGCTGCGCACTGCCAGCCGCTGCCGCGACGAGATCCACGTCGCCATCACCCGCGTCCCCGAAAACGCCTGGCGCCACTGGCTGAGCGAAGACTGCTACGCCGGCGTCGTCGAAACCGCAGAGTCTCTGGAACCACAGCGGCTTACCGGACATGCGTCCGACCCGCTGATCGGCCGGCGGCACACAGCGGCAAAGGTGGCGGCGTGACTAGTTCTTCTGCCCATACCGCGCCGTGGCCCATTGGATGGATTGATCCATCCAAAAATCAACCAGCCCCAGTTCCAACATATCTGCCTGGGGAAGATCGCACTTCCGTCCTCGGGCGTGTTCCGTCCGAAACAAGTCCAGCGCCAGTTCAATCCGCAGATGAACTTGCGCGCGGATGTTGTCCGCCATCGGCGGCCAGCTTCCTCGCTCGATATACGCCCGGCAAGCTTCGGTCGCGGCGCATATTTCGCGAAATGGTATCGCGCCTATCCAGCCAGGGATTCCTGCTGGAAAAACAGGGGCTGGACTATTCGCTACCTCATGGCTGGCTGATGCCAGCAGCGTCAACAGCCTCGCATACGTTGTGTTCATCGAGACCTCCCACGGCAGCTAATCAGGAGCTCCGCTAATGAGCAAGCCCTCCGTTCATACGCCCGAAGTCCTCCCCCCCGCGCGCAAGGGCAAGAGCACGGCCGTCGCGGTCGTGACGCCAGCCGACGAGTACGCCGCCCGGGTGGTGGCTTTCGAGGTGTCCGCCGAGCAGCACGCCAGCGCGGCGGTCTACTGCGCGGCCGCGGCCGGCGCCGTGATGATCCAGAAGAAGGCCGTGGCGGCGCATGGGGAGTTCCTGCCCTGGCTGGAAAAGCTGCGCCTGCCGGATGGCCGTTACATCCAGGTGCGAACCGCTCAGAATTACATGCGTCTGGCCGAAGAAATGGCGGAACGCATCCTCTCCATGCCAAATACGAAACGCGTTTCGTATTTGGGCAAGGGGGACACCGACGGCAAGACATCGGTGCTGGAATTGCTGGCCAAACTGGACTCCAGCAAGGCCGACGAACTGCACCGGTCGGCCATTGCTGAGGCCGTTCGGGAGATCACGAGCGAGTCCAACCTGCGCCAGCTCTATTTCGACTGGGGCATCTGCAAGAAGCCCAAAACCCTCGGCGGCGCCCGCCCCGGACCGTCCCCCGACATCGACAAGGCTCAGGTCTACGGCGCCTGGTGGGCCGAGAAGATCAGCGAGCTGTATGGGTACGCCGTCACCGCCAAAACGCAGGTCCACTTGAAGCAGATCCAGATCAAGGAAATGCACGGCCTGCTGGTCGATATCACCGCCGCCTTCAAGGAGCTTATTCAATGATCGCTCCCGTCTTCTTGCTGGTACCGGGCACGGATGACCTCGTCGAGTTTGGCAAGCTGCCCGACGTGCTCAAGTCCGAGTTCGACCTATGGGAAAACGTGATGAAGCGGCTGTTCGCATCCGAAAGGCCGGCCCGCGAGATTAAGATAGTGGCGCACGAAATGCGCGGCGTTCTGGGCTTCTCCGCCGAATCGATCGAGCGCAAATACTACGCGGTCAAGAACGGCGGCTCCTGGCGCGTGCTCGTCAATCGCAACAAGTTGACGGGCCGCCGGGCGGATAGCGGCATGACGGCGGCCGTGGTGCAGGCCTGGCACGAGACGCTGGCGCGCCACCAGCGCAAGTGCAAGCCGGCCTATCGCGAAATTCTGCGGCGGTACCGGGCCGGCGAAACGATTGGCGACGTGGGCTGGCAAAAGGTCTGGAAGCAGCGCCACCCGCACACAGAGCTGCCCAGCGCCTGCCCACCGGACATGCCCCTGCCGGATGGCTGGAGCTACGACAGCTTCATGCGCAAGCAGCCCAAGCGCGCCGACCTGGTGGCCGTCCGGATCGGAGAAAAGGCCGCGCAGCAATACCGCTACCAGGTCCACACCACGCGCAATGGGATCCACGTGGGCGAGGCCTACGTGTTCGATGATATGTGGCACGACCTCAAACTCAACTTCGTGGGGCAGACGGCCAGCGTGAGGCCGTTGGAATTGGGCGGCGCGGATGTCTTCAGTGGCTACAAGTTTGACCCAGGCTTCCGCCCGCGCCGCGAGCGCCAGGACGGTACGCGCGACGGCCTGGGCGAGCGCGACATGCGGCTCTATCTGGCGCACGTGCTTTGCAACATCGGCTACTACAAGGGCGGCTGCACGCTCTACGTGGAACACGGCACGGCCGCGATCGCCAAGCACCTGGACGCCGTTCTCGATAAATTCTCCGGCGGCATGATCAAGGTCCAGCGCTCAGGCATCGAGGGCGTCAAGCAATACGCCCAGCTCTATTCCGGCAAGGGCGCCGGAAACCCGCGCCTCAAGGCCGGTTACGAATCCCTGCACAACCTGGTGCACAACGAGGTCGACGCGCTCCCCGCCCAGACCGGCATGGACCGGGCTCACACGCCCGAGTCGCTGTATGGTCGAGACGCGATCAACACCAAGCTGCTGGTCGCGTGCTACGCGCTCACGCCCGCCCGCGCCAGTTTGCTGCGCTTCCCGGTGATGGAGTGGGGCGTTGGCATCGACGCGATCATGCACGCCTATTACAACATGAACCGCCGCACGGACCACGAGCTGGAGGGCTGGATCACGGCCAAGCTGGTGAAGCATCAGTTTCGCCTCGGCCCCGCGTTCCCCTGGCAGGATCACCGCGAGCTGGATCTGCTGGACGATGCGCATCGCGGCGCCGTAGAAGCCATCATCACCCTGCCGGATTATCACCAGATCATTCGCATGTCCCCCTTTGACGTGTGGTCCGCCGGCCAAACCGACTTGGTCAAGTTGCCCCTGCATGTGCTGCCGCTAATTTGCGGCGAGGATCTGTCAACGGTCCGCACCTGCCCGCCTTCCGACCAGATCGATTTCATGGATATCTCCGTTAGCCCGGATCCGATGTACTTCGAAACCCGCGTCACCACCGCCGAGGGTTTCGACAAGCGCCTGCAGGAGGGACGCGAGTACCGCTGGCTGATCAACCCCTTCGACTCCCGGCAGTGCTTCGTCAGCGAAACCAACGGCTCCTACCTTGGCACCGCGCGGCGCTGCAATGTGCCCTGCAAGACTGATGCAGACGCCCTGCACCGCGAGATGGGCGTCGCCGCGAAGCACGAGAAAGAGGCCGCCCTGCGCCTCACCGCCATGAATCGCCCCGAGATCAAGCGCCGCATCGCCGAAGCGGAGCACAACGCCGCGCTGATGAATGGCGACCCGATGCTCGCCGAAGAAATTGCCGAGCTGAACGACCGCAAGGCGCGCCACGCGGCCACCGAGGGCGACTACCGCGACCTGGCCTCCACGCTCGTGCGCGCCCCCGGTTCCGCTGACTCCGCCTATGGCGTGAGCATGGACGAACTCCGCGATCTCTGACCGAAAACACAGCAATACAAAGGGCAACATGGAACAACACACAGAGCCGTCGGCTGCCGATATCGAAGCCTTGGACCGCGAAGCGGAAGGCACGAACGGCGTCAACATCAGCCGGCAGACCGTCACCAAGCACACTGAGCACCTGCCCGAAGAACAGAAGCTCCTGTTGCGCTGGTGGTACACGATCGCGCGCGATAACCGCTGGCGCCCAAATGATCTGGCCACGTTCAGCGGGCTCGACTACACCACGCTGCATCGCGTTTGGCACGACCGTTACGTCAACAACGCCACCGGCGAGCGCGTACCGCTCACCAGCCTATGCAAGAAGCTGGAGGCGGCCAAGAAGACCTACCTTCAGGATCACCCGGCGGCCCGGATAGGCGATCACCCCTTTGTCAATACCTCCGTCTGGGACCGCATCGACTGGCTCTGCAAGAAGGTGGCGAAGCGCAAGAAGATCGGCTTCATCTATGGTGAGAGCCACATCGGCAAGACCGAGTGCCTGCTGAATTATCAGCGCCATAACAACCACGGCATGACCGCCTACTTCGAGCTGCCCCCCTCGGGCGGCGTCCAGTTCATGACCCGCCGCCTGGCCAAGTCTCTGTACGTCGGCGGCAACCAGTCCTTCGACAAGACCCTCGAAGGCATCGTCGCGGCCGTGGACAGCGACATGCTGATCATCGGCGACCAGGTGCACCGGATCTTCTACAGCTACCAGCACAGCTCGGTCATGCGCTGCCTGGACACGCTGATGTACATCCACGACCAGACGCACTGCCCAATGGTGCTCTGTGGCACCAACGTCTGGCGCGACGAGCTGCGCGAGGGAAAACTCAAGCAGTACCTCAAACAGCTCCGCCGGCGTGGCCTCTACGAGATCCAGCTCCCCGCCGCGGCCCCCTTCGATGACCTCGTCCTGATCGCGAAGGAGTACGGCCTCGACGCCCCCGAGGGCGAGGCCCTGAACCTCGCCAGCGCCATCGCCCGCAATGACGGTCTGGCGATGTACTTCACCCGCCTGCAGGACGCTCAGGAGATGGCCGAGAAGAAGTCCACCAGCCTCACCTGGGACCACTTCGCCAAGGCCGTCACCATCGCCGAAAAAATGGCCAACGGGCCGGATAGAAAATAGTTCCAATCATGATCGCCGTCGACACAGACTTCTATTTCCCGGCCATCCGTGAGCTGCTGAGGAACGCCTACGGCCAGGCGCGCGCCCTCACCCTTGACCAGCTCACGGAGGCCGTCTGTGCCCCCTGCCGGCGCATCACGGAGCAAACCATCGAAGCGCATCTGTCCGAGTTCGGGTTCGCCCTGGTCGCTGGCTGTCACGGCTACTGGCGTCCCATGAAGGCCGACGAACTCAACCAGTACGTCAGCAGCCTTCACAGCCGCCACCGCCGCATGCAACTCCGCGAGCAGACCATCATCCGCCTGGCGTTGCAGGAAGGCTTCACTCTGGATGGCGAACTTTTCGTCGACGCCCCCACCCGTCAAATAGAAATGCCCCTGCTGGATCCACGCGCCCGCTTTCCAGCAGACGTCTCCAACTCCGAATCAGAGAAACACAACAAAGGAACCCGCCCATGATCACCGACAACATGCTCAAAGACAGCCGCGGCCGCCTCGTCCCCGTGGACCAGGTCCGACCCATCGACCTCGAACGAGACGACCTCGTCCGCCGCATCACCGCCCGCTTCGAACTCGTCCGCAGGGTCTGCACGGAGTTCCGCACCTGGGCCGATCAGGAAATCGACGCCTTCCTGCAGATTTCCCAGGAGCGCTACGGGATCAAGTCCGGCGGCCAGGTCGGCAACCTGACGTTGACGACCTACGACGGTGAAATCCGCATCCTGCGCGCCGTCCAGAAGCAGCTCGCCTTCACCGACGAGATTCATGCTGCCAAGCGCTTGATCGACGAATGCCTGGTCGAATGGTGCCAGGGCGCGAAGCCCGAGCTGAAGGCTTTGGTGGACGACGCCTTCAAGACCGACACCAAGGGCGACCTGGCCGCGGACCGCGTCCTCGGCCTGCGCCGCCTCAAGATAGAGGATCCGCGCTGGAAGTTGGCCATGGAAGCCATCGCCGACAGCATCCAGGTCACCGCCACCCGCGCCTACATCCGCTTTTACCGGCGGCAAGCCGATGGCTCCTATAACCACGTGCCGGCGGGGGTCTGAGCCATGAAAACCCTCTGCATCGCCCTTGCAGCGCTCCTGTCCATAGGCTCCGCAGCCCACGCCGGCGACATTAAGCTGGCCTGGGACGCCCCCACGAACAACGTAGACGGCTCGCCGTTGATCGACCTGGCCGGATACCGGGTCCGCTACGTGCCCGTCGTGGTTGCGTACAGCGAGGCCACGAACGGCGTCATCACCTGGATGGTGGTCAGCACCAGCGCGGCCCCCACGACGGTCTGGACCACCAACACGAGCCTCGCGCTCACGATCCCATCGACGGTCTACAGCTTCACCGTCGCGGCCGTGGCCGGCCTGGGAGTCGAGAGTGCCCCCTCCAGCAACGTCCTCTCCCGCGTGGGCTCCCCCACCACACTGAAACTGCAGCGGGTGAAATAGTGGAAACCACCACGACCAAGCCGCGCTACCCGCTGGCCGATGCCTTGGCCATTGCGAACAGCCTTGTTGGCCTGCTGGAGACCTGGTGCGAGCGGATCATCATTGCCGGGTCAATCCGCCGACGAAAGGCAACCGTGGGCGACATCGAGCTCGTCTACGTACCCAAGATGGCTGACATCCAGGACCCCGACAACATGTTTATGAAGATCCCGGCGCCCACGATTGATCTGGTCATTCGCGGTCTGGAGTCGCAAGGCATCCTCGGTCGCCGCCTCAACATCAAAGGGTCGGAAACCTACGGCCCGCGCAACAAGCTGATGCGGCACATCCGTTCCGGGATCGGCGTCGACCTGTTCGCCACTACTGAGGCGTGCTGGTTCAATTACCTCGTATGCCGCACCGGCGGGTCCGTCAGCAACATCGCAATCGCCAGCGCCGCCCAGCGCCTGGGCTTTCGCTGGAACCCCTACGGCCCCGGCTTCTCCCGCTACGGCGACATTCGCCCCATGCCGACCGAAGAAGCCGTCTTCGCCTTCGTCGGCCTCCCCTACAAAGAGCCCTGGGAACGCGAGTAACGCCATGAACAACCAATTACTTGAATGCCTGCTCGCGGTTTTTTGTTTCTTCCCCGTGGTGGTCGTCGTCATCTGCGCAGCCGCCGGCATCTGCCTGCGCCGCCTCGGCCTGCGCCGCCTCGGCCGGCGCCGCCTCGGCCGGCGCCGCCTCGGCCGGCGACACCCACAAGCCCGCACCTGCCGGCAATGCGGATGCACGGACACTGACTGCAGCGGCTGCGTCTAAAAGACAGGCATGCCCTGTTACTGGGTCGAGGCCGACCTGTGCTCAGCCTGCGCGTTCGGATTAGTCGCGGCCAACAGGAATAACTGAAAGGGGCACCATGAAACCGCGCCAAACACAACACGGTCTCAGCGTCCCGCAGCAGATCAAGTTCCGCCCACTGGTACGCGCCGGTTGGCTGCGCCACTGCCTGCTAAACGACGTCGACCACCATGCCCGCGCCACCGAGCGCGAATGGTACGAGAACGCTCTTCTCGACGCCGTCAAGGTCGCCAGCACGCGGGACCTGGTTGTCACTGCGGACGTGTTTCACGACCTCATGCTGCACTTCGCCATCCTCGCCCAGGACACCGAATGGATCACGCGCCTGGCCACCGAAGCCGAGCGCCGCGTCCGCTGGCTGATCCAGCAGCGCCTCGACGAACTCTCCTACCTGGAGAACCGCCACGTCCCCTGGGAATACGCGGTCCAGACCTACGCCACGATGAAGTTCCCGCTTACCCTGGAAGAAACCCCGGTCGAATACCTATCGCCCTGCTTCATGGCCCTCGATACCGCCGTCCGCCGGAAACTCCACGATCGCGGCATGAAGCGCTTCGAACTCGTCGCCGCCGTCAAAGCCATGTCCGCCCTGGAGGCCAAGTACGCGTGAGCTCCAGTATACGGCACTGTAACGGCCGTCAGGCCGCCGCCGGTCGCGCGACAATCCGGCAGGAAATCCTGGTTTCAAACTACTGACCTGCATGCCCCCTGCGGCCGCCCTGCAATTTGACTGCAAGCGGCCGCGGCGGTTCTGAAAACATACCTCAACCTATTGCAATTTCTGGCCGTTAGGCCCGGAAACGTCCTCAACCTGGCAACACTAACCCGACGCAGCGGTTTGAGGATATAAAACCCCCGCCGTTCGGGCAGTTTCGTGCTTTCTCGCCCTGTTTCGTGCTTCCTCAAGCTGCTTGCGGCGGGTGTTTACCGAGGAGCGCTACCTCGAGGCCGGCGACAAGGTGCCGGTGTCGAGCCACGGCGTCATCATGGTCCGGCAGCCCGATCAGATGACGCTCGAATGGATCGGGGAGTTGCGTGACCAGCGGGTGGACTACAACGGGAAGTCGGTGACGGTGACCGAGCATCAAACCGCCAAGTCCCTCAGCCTTGAGGCCCCGCCGCGGCTGGAAGACATGCTCCCCAAATTCAAGGCGCAGCATGACCTGCACATGCCATTTGGCGACTTGCTCCAGCGCGACGCGTTCGACGTGCTTTCGCTAGGCCTGAAGTCGGCGGAATACGTCGGCCTGCGCAAGGTCAACGGCGTGGATTGCCACCAGCTGGCCTTTGCGCAGGACGATCTTGACTGGGCGCTCTGGGTTCAGGCGGGCAGCCAGCCGCTGCCGATGAAGATCACCATTGACTACAAGACGGCGACGCAGAATCCGCGCTACCGTTGGGAATGCCGCAAGTGGGAAGTTGCGGCCCCGTAGCAACCAGACAGGGCTCGAAAATGGGTGACG